TAATCCACCACCTATAACTGCACCACCCGGTCCTCCAAAAGAACCAGCTATAGCTCCCGGAACAAAAGTTGGAAGTTCAGCAACTAAACCAGTTGCACCTTCAGTAAGTTTTTCTAAAAATCCTGTACCTTCTATTTCTTTGTAATCTGTATCTAAACCAAATTCTCTTTTTGAATGATAAGCAATCATTTTATTCAAACCTGATTGACCTATAGCTCTTTTAAAATATGGTAAAAATTGATAATCTTTATCGTCTCCTAATAAAAAAGTTTGTATTCTTTCATGAATATTTTTTTCATCAGCACCATCTGTAATATCTTTTTCAATTTCTTGATTTAGATTAGACCAATATAATTTAATATTATTTCTTGTTTCAGTTTGATCTATATTTAACTCTTTATTGATTTGATCTTGAGGAAAATTAGCATCAATCATTTTTTGGATTGATTCTTTTTTAAATCTTTCTATTTCGTATTTTGGAACTCCTGCCTTTTCTGCTTCCAATATTCTTTCAGCTATTGTTGTCATATTTTCCTTTACATAAAGAATTTAGGATTACCATCCTCTTTTAAGAAAGGTATTTTATCTTTTTTTTTATTTTTAAATTTTTCATTTTTCTTTTCCCACTCTTCAAAAGTCTTTGCTCCACTATCAGACCAATTCAAAATTTCATTTGTATTGACCCCAGACTTTTTAATTATTTCTGATTGTATGACTGATTTATCTGGCATATAGTCATTTGATAATCTACCTAAATACAAAGGAGAATTTATTTCAAATATATCGTTACCAGTTTTGTTTTTTTCTCTGTAAGCAAAATATGCTCTATAGACTTCAGTAGCAAATGAATTTAATCTGTTATCTTTTGTAGGATCAAACATATTAGCAACCTGACCACCTTCTATATAAGCTGAATGTCTTTTAATTATTTTTACAATTTTCGGTAATTCCGACATAAATAATTTATTTTGATCGTTTTGAAATATCGTTCCATAAAATTTAAACTCATTTTCTGTAATATTATTATTTTCTGTTCTATCTAAAATAGATAATGGTTGTGTTTCACCCGGTAATGTAAATTTTTGTGATACATTTGTAACTTTGCCTTGAGCAATTAAATCTTGAATATTAATATTCATTACTGCATTTTGTATATTTTTTCTTTCACCTTGACCTATTTGTGTTGCAATACTTATTAATTTATTTTGTTCATCAGCTTCAAATTGATTTTCTGGTGATCCAAATTCTAATTGTATAGTAGAAGCAGATATAGCTTCCCAATCATTTTTTTCTAACATATTATATACATTTCTTTTGATTTGATCACCGCTTTTATTAAGAAGATTTTTGTTTCTTACATTTATTTCAGATGTATTTAAACTTCTTTTAGTTCTAGCAAATTTTATTATTTCATTTTTTTGAACTATAGGTAAAGCATCCCATGCTTTTTGTTTTTCAACATCAAGAAATTTACCTTCTTTTATATTATCAAATGCTTTGCTTAAATCTAATTGAGTAGTTGTGTCTCCTATATTTAATGATGTTGTAAAAAATTCTTTATTAAGATCAAGTTTTGTACCATCTGCTACCTTATCTATTTTAACTAAATCTTCTAAATTAACATCATCAAAAAAACCTTTTTCTCTTAATGCTTTGTATTTATCAGGATCGTTAGTAGCAAGACTTGTTCCATAACTTTTAAGACCAAAATCAATAAATGCTTCTTTTCTTCTTGATTTTACTCCATCATCAATACTAGCATTTGCATCTATTCTTGCAAACACTTTTTGTTTAAATGTTTCGTAATAACTATCACCAACTGTGATTAACATTTGCGTTTCTTTGTTTAAAATATCTTCGTCAATATCTAATGTATTTTTAATTAATTTAGACCTTGAAGACTGAATAGTTTTACTTTTAAGCAATCCAGATGTAGCATAGAATTTTTTTTCTAATGCTTTAGATGTAAAACGATCTACATTTTGATTGGGTATAATATTTGTTGTAGCGTAATTCCAAAGTGAATTAACTCCATCATCAAATAATTTTGCAGTGTCAGATGGATTAGGATTTTCTTGAAGTTCACTATTAATAGTTAGTAATCCTTTTTGAACTACATTGCCTTCTTTATCAACTTGATCTGCATATAATCCATTTAAAATTAATGCTGCTTTATTGTCAGCTTCTAATTTTTTTTCTTTGATATAATAATCTTGTATGCCTTTTGTAACTGAAGATAATGCAGTTCCTATGGTATTTGATAAAGGTATTTGAACATTTGATTGAACACTAGGAGCTTCTGCTGTTATTCTTCCTTCTGCTGTAAATGTAGGTATCTTAACCAAAATAGCCTCCCATTTTTAATAGACTTGTTCCAGTATCAGAAACAGTTTTAAGTTGAGCAAGTTTAGCAGTTTGCATTGCAACATTACCTTTTATTCTTGAGAAAGCTGCTTCTTCAAATTTTTGTGCTTTACCTATTTCAGCATTATAATTTATTATATCTTTTTGTAATTCTGCTTCTTGAGCATTAGCAAGTCTTATGTTGTAAGCAGTTCCCGAAGAAACATCTACACCTGATTTAGCTAAAGATACTTCTTGCTTACCAACAAATTTAACAAAACTTTTATCAAATTGTGCAATGTCAAATTCTTTTTGTTTATCTATTTGAGCAGCTTCTTGTTCTTTAACTAAAGCATTTCTATCATTAACACCTTTGTTATATTTACCTATAGCACCTTGTTGTTGATAAGTTGCTAATCCTATTCCACCTACTATTACTGGAGCTACACCCATTAAAATATCCTCGCATATCTATAATGATGGCTACCATCAATACCATAGTATTCCATCAAGCCTTCATTTTTTAAACCAAGCCATTTAGCAAACTTTAAACCAATATCAAAGTCAGCTCTCACTGCTGTTTGAACTCTTTTGATTTTATTGTTCTCTGCTAAAACCTCAAAATTTTTTTTGATTGCTCTAGCAATGACGATAGGATGTCTCCACACATCCTGCGTTGCTAACACCCAACCTTCAGCAACACCCCCCCATAACAATTTCATTCCTGCACTAGCAATAATATTGTTATTAATAAAACCAGAAAATGCTAAATTTTTTTCTTCTAAATCCATACTCTTATCTAAATAACTAATATCTTTTTGCATAAGAACATGGTTCATTTGACTTTGCATAATCAATCTACCATGATCTGATATGTATGGTACTATATGTAGTGTTTTATCCGTCATTTGTTACTAGCCTTGGGTATAACGATAAAATGGTTAAAGGTAAAGGTTGAGTTTGTCTTACAAAGACAAAACCATCAGTTTCATAGTTGCCTCTAAACTCAACCTCTTTATCACCTGTAAATGGAGTTATACCTTGGTCCATAGCATTTGCAGATGATCTAAATGGTATTCTTTCTAAATTATTTAAGTCTGGTCCTACTTCTACACCAACACTTTCAAACAATCTAATAGTTATTTCATATATTCTTTTTGTTTTAGATTGAGAAGTTCCATCCCTTGCTCCGGCATCTATTCGCATTGTTTGTAATAAAGATGTATATGCAAGTCCTACTTTCACTTTTGTTGCTGAACGATCTAGTAAAATTTCTCCTGAACTAACAATTTTGTTTGCATGAGTTGCACCATCAGCGAGTATTGCAACTGTTTGTCCTTCAAGGTGTGATAGACCTGATATGGTTGTTGCAGCAGAGCCATTGTAATCTAGTTGGCTATCTAAAAAATTAAATGTAGTGTTATCTGTTTCAGTAAAATCAAATGTATTTAAAACTTCTATGTATCTTTTTGTAGAACCATTTATTGTTCTTTTCATAATTATATAAACTTCATATTCCGTATCATCAGTTGGAATAACTGCAACGCTTTCACAAATAGCCTTTCCTTCGTCTGTAGATGCAAGTCTTGTTGTATCACCTGTAGTTATTGTTAAAAAACCTGTAGATTGAGGAGTTGTTTCTTTTATCGTAACTGTATTTGTGCTTACTGTTGCTGTAAAATTAGAATCAGCATCTATTAATGTTTTTAAATTTGTTGCTGTTTGATTATTGCTAGATGTTGTGTGAAACTTACCACTCGTAGCAGATGTAGCAGAGTTAAATGTTGTGCTTGTACCATCTGATTTTGTTAAAACTATTTTTGTATTATCTGCTATGTTTGCAAAATCAGTTACTGTTATAGTTGCTTCACCAAACTTGCCGCCAAAAATATGTCTATGCCAAGCTGTAACCTGTTGTTCTCTTTGATAAGTAAATCCTATAAGCTCACCATCACCACGAACTAACCAAATAATTTGATTAGGTTCTTGTTGATAAGCCATTTGAGTAATTCCACCTTCAGTAATATGTTCGGCAAGTATCGTCATATCTGGTGCTATGTAACCATCAACATCAAAGTTATATGCAAGTTCTCTCATTTTTCTTCTAGCTCTTTGCATAAACAAAGTAACATTACCTACAGCCAAAGCATCTAAATTAGCTGCACCATGATTTGATTGTTTTTTAATTAAAATGTTTGTTGGAGTAATTGCAACATCTGCTCCTCCCCCTGAAACTGAAAATTCACCACCTGCCGTTCCAATAATTAATGTTCTTGTAGCAGTCATAAAACGAATGGCATTAACTTGGTTTGATGCAATAGTATAAATAATTGCATCACTATCTGCTATCGTTCCACCAATATTAGCATCCATGTTTTCATAATCACCAGATTTTGAAAAGAAAACTGTTTGCGGTTGATTAGTTGTTCCGGCAAAAACTAATCGTTGTTCAAAAAAGGTTACGCAAGAAGGATGACCTGTAGTATCTGAAAAAGCTCCAAGTCTCCAATTTGCAGTAGCAGAAGCACCGGTTAAAGCTGTTAAAATTTCTATTGTTGCATTTGTAGTATCTGTTACACCTGTAATTTTTGCATATCCACCATTTAAAAAAACAAATCTACCAACATCTGTTGATTGAAATCCTGATCCACTATTTATTCCTGTGGTTGCTGAAGCCGCTAATGATATACCTGTACCTACTGCTGATTGACCCGGATTTAAAGTTGTTGTGGTTGTGTTTGCATCTTGCATTGGTCCTTTAGTAAAATCTACATCTGCTAAAGTCCAACTTGTATGAGATGTTCTTGATAGCTTTTCAACTTCATGATTTGGATGGCAAATGTATAAAACATCTGCACTCTGTGCAAACTTTAGATCAAATAACTCTGCTTCAAGATAAGGTGTAGATATTTCTACTGCTGAACCACCTGATTGTACTTGACCTTTATCTTTATAAACTCTGATATATTGATCGCCAAATTCTAAAATATATGTTTGTGTCGTTGAAAACTCAAAAGGAATTAGTCTTGTTTTTTTAGAACTTGTTTTTACTTCAGATATAAATTGTGAACCTGATCTTCTTGCTGCACTACCATGTGGATAGACAATAAAATTTTCTAAAGTTTTACATCCAGAAGGATATTTAGATAAATCATTACGACCATCTAAACGAGGTGATAATTCACCCGCAGTGAAATTTGTAAGTTGTACCGATACTCTTGCCATATATTAAAACCTTGAGTTAATAAATGTACCAGCATCAATAGCATCTGCCATACCCTCTTCTTGTTCTATATTCTGACCTTCTGTTGCATCAACAAATCTAGCTTCTTTTAGTTTCTCTTTGTAGAGATTATACATATTTACAGCTACAGGATTTGATGATGTGATAGCATAAGCTATGTCTGCTGCTAAAGCTGCTGATAAAGTTTCTCTTAATAATTCATCATATTCATTTGGGTCTTCTACTCTGGATATGTATAAAATTTTCATGCTTGAAGCATCTGTTAATATTTTACGACCCTCTACTTTGTGATCGCTATCGTAATCTAATATTCTTAATAATCTTAAACAATCTGTTGGTAGTGTAAATTGTGATGAAAATCCCCATGCAGGTGTGTCTGTGTCTGCTGCTAATGCAAGTCTTTTTTGCAAACAATTCCAAGGATGATTTCTAAATAAACTATCTCTAACTTGAGTATATCTAGCATTGAGTAGTCTAGCATTTTTACTATCTTCTGTAAGTGAGAGTATAGTTGTTGCTCCTAATTGATTTAATGCTCCGTTACAAATATCTACTACTGATGCCATACTAATTTATATTCTAAAATTAAAATAAAAGATAGGGGATTTCTCCCCTATCTCTATAACATTTTTAGTTAACTACATAAGTGATATTCCACGACATAGTACCGGCAGTACCACCAGCAGCACTCATTGTTGCTGCAATGTAGTAATACCCTCCCGGGTCTGTAGAATCACCAGCTAACTCAAACATTTTCTTTCCAGCAGTGTCGATGTTAGCAGCTTCAAAACGAACATCTGCCATAGCTGCTGCATCAGCAACATCTGTAGCAAAAACATCTTCGTCTTTTACTGTACCATCAGTTTTGTAGATACCGACATTGAAAGTACACGATCCACCGAATGTGTCTGAACCAATGAATAAACTTGGCACAGCAGCATTTGAAGGGATCGGTGCTAACATTACAATATCGTCATTATCACTATCACCTGCTGCAAGTTCGACTGTTCCATGAGCTGTTCTTAAAACACCATGTAATTCAGCCGAATTGTTTGCAACTTGAGGAGAAGCCTCAAAGTTTGCAACTAGGTCTGTATTTTTAGTACCCATAACTTTTATCCTCCTCTATTAACTTTCTGTACATTGTACTTCTACAACTTTATCTTCTTCCATTCTAGTAGCTCCAAAAGATGCACAGTAGTACACTTGCGTTGCGTACCCCTTGTCTGATCTTTCGTCTATTCTAGCCATGACATCTTTACCTACGCCAAGAGCAATTCCGTCTTGAGCATAAGCTATGCACGATCTAGTAGTACCATCTAAAGATAATCTGTTTGATACAATGAAGTTGAAACCAAGAAACGAATTGATTTCACCATTTGCCAATGCTTTGACAGTGTTGAAATCTGAACTTGTTACCTCGGTTGTTCCAAGTAAATCAGTGATCTGTTTAGGACCAACAATGATAAATCTTGGGATTGATGGATCAACACTATTTAAATCAAGTGTCTGCTTTGCAGTTCTTAATTTAGCAATAGTTAAACCAGCAGAACCATGTACAATTTGATTTGCATTGGCTGTGCTAGTTGATCCTGTTTCACCAGTAAATGCTGTTCCTAATGCAGCACTGATGATTTCATCATCCATAGCTCTTCCCATTGCGAAAGCAGCAGCTTGAGCATAAGACGATGTCGGGTCGATTAAAAGACGCACTTTGTCTTGTTCATCAATAAGATCAGCAAACTCATAGTCCACTAAAGATACCCTTCTTCTAGCATGAGGAGTGTCTATTTGTGGAGTGTCTGAATGTCTGCTTGTTCTTTTTACAGCCGTTACACTTCCGACTTGATCGAAGAACGCATTTTTTCCATTGACGCTTTCAACTCGTACTTTGTCTCTTAACAACGAACCCATTTGTTGTGACAACATTTGAATGTTAGCAGAATACTGCTGTACAAATGCTGTAGTTACTTGTGATGACATATTAGTCTCCCATTGTTAAGTTTAATTATATCAGAAAGGTTCTCTGTCAGAAGACAGGCATCTCTTGGATTTAAAGTCTTTTAGACCGCAGTCTTTTCCTTGCTGTCAGTAAGGCTCTTGCGAGTTTTCTTACCTCTAGTTATCCATTTATAATATTCGTCAGCGATTGGCAAGGGGTTTGATTTCTGATTTTCTGTACCAAACTCCTTTACCAATCGTACACATTCTAACCTTAATTCAACATCATTTAGATGATTCATCTATCATTTCCCTTAAAGTTAATACTTGTTGTACTGTTTTATCGTGATCTGGATGTGTTTTATTCCAGTATGGTCCTTGCCTATTATTAATAATTTGAGATATTTCTGTCTCAATATCTTTGTTAGGCATTTGAGTTTCGCTTTCAGTTGCAACTATTTTATCTTCAGATAGCAAGTTTGCAATCTTTGCAAAGCCTTTTATAACATCAACATTATCACCCAATCTTGAACCATCTCGCATTTGTAAATCTAAAACCTCTGCTGAAAGATTTGCTTTAGCTACACCTGCTGCTCTTTTTAGATTACCCTCATAGTTCTTACCCCATTCTTCACGAAGTAATTGTTGAGATTGAGCTTGAGATGTTTCTAAATCTACCTGTTGTTGTTTAGCAGAAGCCTCTACAGTGTTATTATAATAATCTAATACACCTTGAGCTTGTTCAGTTGTTAAACCAAGTTTATGTGCATTTTCTGCAAATGTTTTTATTTGACCTTCATCGACAGGTGCTACTTCAGATTTAAAAGATAAATTATATTTATCTGGTGTCTCTGGTCTTCCAACTTTATCATAAAACTCATTCCACTGATCTTCAGTAAAATTTTTATTTGGAATAGCAACCTTATCAGTTCCAATCATTCTAGTTGCGTTGATATAACTTTTAGCTAACGCATCTATCTCTGTGAACTTTGCAATGTTTGGATCGTTTCTATATTCTTCAGATATAGTTTCTTTCCATGATTTTGCTGTTTGAACTGTGCTGTCTGTTGTTGATGAAACTAAACCCTCTGTTTTTGGAGCAGGGGTCTGTGTTGTCTCTGTAGGCGTTTCTGTTTTTGTTGTCTCTACAGGCGGAGTATTATTCTCCGGTATCTGTTCACTTGACATTTATGTTCTCCTTTCTAAGCATTGATTTAATAAATAGAAGAACGCTTCGTTGTCCTTCTAAATATGCACTTTCATGACTATCACCTTTTACATTGGTAGTAGAATGATAATGACATCTTTTTTCAAGATCATCTAATATAGCTTTGCCTTCATCTGTATTGAATACAAATTTATATTTTTCTTTTAGCTCTTGAATATTTTTTTCTAGTTGTTTTTCAGCAATCATATTATTCTGCTAATTCTTGACCCACTCCTTCTGCAATAGCTTTAGCATCTTCAGGTAATGCTTTAGCTAATGG